GTAGATCATACCATGTTTCCTGTTGGTACAACTTTTTATGGTATGGGAATTTATTACACATCAACATAGACCATTTAAATAAGTGTCACAAGAAATGGACAAGGTGCTGAAAATAAGTTAGAATAAAGACAGTTCATACATATGTGATGCAACTGACTAGTACAGAAAAATTAATATTCATCTCAAGTTTCATGGTTGCCATGAACTGGGGTGTTAGATTGACACAAATTATCATTCGTCATGCTTTATACTAGTATCATAGGAGACAAGCATAGAAGCACCTCTGAGAGGGTTCTAAGGTGGTTTAAGAGTCAATATCTACCTAGACATCATCTAGACATTTCTTTGGTCTATAAGAACCTAGAAAGTGATGGTGTCTTTGGGTGGTGTATGGTGGAAGGAAGTCTATCAAAACCTAGAACTTTCCTCATAGAAATCCATAACAAACTTGACTATAAGACTTATCTCACAACCTTAGTTCATGAACTATGGCATGTATATCAACATGTCAAAGGACTACCTCAATGTGAAGAGGAAGCAGAAACTATGGAGAAAGTTCTCTTTAATAAATTATCCTGTCTTAACATACAGGCATCTTAAAATCTTGAAAAGCCTAACTAGCTTTGTCTAGTTTAATCAAGGTCTATCTCGCTTTACTTTTAAATTATTATGGCACTGACTAAACAGAAATTCATTTATGTGAAACCTAGATCCACAGATGCAGAGGAGAAGTTTGATTGTTATATGAACAGATTGCACTCATGTAGAGTAACCAAAGAGGATGTGCATACCTATTATCTTTCCTCTATTACAGATAAGTATTCTTTTGAGTTGAATAAAGAGTTTGATAAGAACTGGGAGGTCATCAAATGAATTATGATGAGATAGTCAAAGCATTAAAGGAAGAGAAGAAATTAGATGAACAACTGGGAAAGGTTGGTGAAGGTGTAGATGAACAAATATTAAGCAAAAGAAGGAGAAATGGTAGGGATTTAGACTCATTAGATGGGGTATTTGATTAAGTTATATTGAGGAACTCTTAAGACAATATAAAGTTTAAAAATATTTTTATAGATAATGTTATAATATCAAGATATTGTTCTTAATGGAGGGTAACAATGATTCCTTTGGATCAAAAATATCAATCATACTTAGATGGTTCTAAGACAATGATGATTGATGGCAAGGAGGAAAAAGTGAAAGGATATGGATACTCTTGTGATGGCAATAAGATTATTGGGTATTATGTTACAACTGAATCTTACAAAATCTATTACAACCTACAGGAAGAGTTCCAAAAACTAGAAATGATAAAAGAAATGGAGATAATTCATTAGTCAAATTAGTAAAGGAGGATTATTATGAGTGGCGATAATTTACATGGGAAACAACCAATTAAATTCTATTCTGAGGAATTAACAATTGCAAAGATAGAATTAATAGAGAAGCAATTAAGTCTAGGAGATAAAATTTCAGACCTAGATGAGAAACACAAGCATTGGAGTAGAATATTATTTTCAACTGCTGAATTGACAAAAGAAACCTGATACTCTATACTGTCACTATAATAGAAAAAACACAGGAGAAAATGAAATTCTTGTACATTGTTGATCATTTTGTACCATTTCCTCAGTCTGAATATGGTGGAATCTGGAATGTAATTGCAGGCACAGAAGAAGAATGTTTTGATCTAATTGTTGCAGAAGATCAAGATAATTTTTTAGAATACTATGGAAAATTAAGGGGTAACATATCCAAATCAGATAAATATAAGGTGGAAGGCAACTCAGAGTCAAAAGTTGTTTCCTCATTCTTAACTTAGAAAGCGATGTCAAATAACTTTAGTTTGGTTCCATCTCTTCAAAAGCACGTCAGGGATCTGGAAGAGAAGGTAAATCAAAAAAACAAAGAAATAACAAATTTAAAAAACTTAATTCAATTGATGCAACAAAGAAATGTATGATCCTCAAGTAAATGACTATGTTCGTTGGACAACAGAACTTGGTATGGTACATGAAGGGTGGGTTTACTATAAAGGTAAACCAGATGATAATGCAAAGAGAATCAAAGATAAATGGGTGGCAACATCTAATTACATAACCATTGAGATTGCAACAAAACCTAGACCACAGTGTGATCTATCAACATTTTTTCATAAGAGGATTCATGTATGCCTATGTTGTTATGAGGACAACTGGCATGAGTTAGAGTTTATCAGGAAAAGAGTTAGTAAACAAGATGACACTAACCCTGATGAATTAAGTTATGGTGCATACAAATCACAACAACATAGACCACTTGACGTTCAGTAAAATTTATTCTAAAATAAAGAATAAATTATTCAGTTTTATGCCAATACCAGATTTCTTTTCCCCTGATGATAGCGTTAAATATCTAAAGAACTTTGAAGAGAATACAGATTCATATCTAGCAGCATTGGATTATGTAAAGGAGAGAGTATTTGGAGAGGGAACACTATTAGATGAATTTAATGCTGATACCTTAGATGCTTTATGCAAACTGACAAATAAATTAATTGAAGACACAAATTATTCCTTTGCACAGCAACACCCAGAGTATAAAAATGTAGAACAAATTAATTCAAAAGTATTTTACTTAGAAAATTTTAGACCTGAGAAATAAATTATTACAAGTGTAGTACGAAGATACCATATATAGTGTTATGATTATGTTACAATGGTCACTTTATTGATTGGATCTCTTGACAACTTGGATTATTTTCTTTATACTGGTAAAAGGTAATCTCTCAGGGTTTTCTCATGTCAATTAGTTACGCTCAAGACCAACTCAAATCTAAGTACAGAGTTACATTAGAGTTAGATGTTCAAGAGGATTTTAATCCTTTTAATATCAACTGGTCAAAAACATTAGATGTTCATCCTAATGAAAAGTTAAAAGTATATGTAGAGGATTTGAACTTGCCTGATGTTTGGTAGAAATAAATAATAAATGAAAGAAATTAAACTTCCAATGAAAAAGTCATTCTTAGAATTTATGTCTCTATGTGAGGCAGTTTATGATAAGGATGTAATGGGGCGTTCACAAATAAAGAAAACTGGAGAGGGTGGAAGAATAGCACCAAAGAGAAAACAAACTGATGCAGAGAAGAGGAGAATGAAAGCAGTAGGTGGTGGTAAGATGGCACCTGCAAAGACATATAAAGACAGAAAAGATATAGGACAAACTAATGTAAAGAGATCACCAGCAGGTAGAGAACAACAACCAACAAAAGAAAGAGGTAGTGCAAGATTAGACCCAAGAGAAGCACAAAGAAAAGCAGCAAGAGAAAGAAGAGCAGCAAAGGCAGGTGCTAAAACTAAAACTGCTGATGAGTTACTGGCAAAGAAAGCAAAAGCAAAAGTAGATCCAAATTATAAACCTGCAAAGGCATCTGGTATGACTAGAGCAGAGAGAATGAGTGTAATAAGAAAAGGAGAGACTAAATTAAGAAATATAATGAAAGGACAAGAGACAGAGAAGTATAAAAAAGCAACAGGACAAGACCCTGATAAGAAAGGTAAGATGAAAATTATGGGTAGAGTACATCAAAGAATGAGTAACTAATGTTAAAAAAACTTTCAAACATTCCAAAAGATAAATTATTGCACTTTTTCTGGGGATCTATTCTCTCTTTTATTCTTATACTTTATTGTGGAATAGTTGGAATGATTATTGCACTTATTATACCAGCAGTTAAAGAATTATATTATGATAAGTATCTTGGGAAAGGTAATTGTGAGTGGGCAGACTATTTTTATACAATAGCTCCAACAATAATGTTAGCAATTATGAGGTACTAATGTTAAGTCAAAACTACAGAAATAGAATCATAGACATTTGTTGTAGGATGATTTCTACTGATGGTAAGGTTACACTTGATGAGAGAATATGGATGAATAAGTTGATAGAAAACAATAAAAGTGCTAAAATGATAGTGGATTCAATGGTGGACTTTAACAACTATGACTCAATACATTGTTAATGCAAGATATACTGACCACCAAAATAGGTCACACTATATTACTGAAACTGTAGATACTGCTGATAGAAGATACATTCAAGATTTTATCAGAGCAAGATACCCAGTTGGTAAACAGTTGTTTATCAATAGTGTTAGACAAAATTAATTTATTATGGGTAAAAATTTTAGTTGTAATAATGTCACTAAAGACATTAATATTGTTGGTGTTGGTAAAGTTGGAAAGAGAGATTCAACAGGAAAAAAGACTGACTTCTATGAAACACCTTATACTTTAACTCGCAGATTCTTAGATGCTGAATATTTTGATAAGTCTCTTTCAGTTTGTGAACCTGCTTGTGGTAATGGAGCAATTACTAAAATATTAAATGAAAAATGGAATAAAGAATTAATTACTTCTTATGATATAAGAGATAAAAATAAAA